CTGCTTTTCTCTAAAGGCCACTGATACTTATGATCAGGTGTCGAAAGAGTATGGCAACCAGGTTGCAGGGTGGCCGTATATAGCCCATTATGACCAGAACTTATTTGTATCAACATTACTTTCCCCCCCAACCACTGGTGCCCTGGCGGCCCAAAATAAATTATATGAAGCTTTCCACGCGCTGAGGAGCGAGCTCGAAACTGCTGGTCAGTCCGCGTGGCTGGGATCCAATCTGTTAGGTGACTTTCTAGGCCAAGCGAGCAATGCCCGTTCCCAAGTAGTAATGTCGACAGGATATCTGTTGTCTGCAACGTTCTTAGGGCACGATCCGCTAACTCGGGAATATCTTAACACCATGGACAAGGTTACGCTCGGCGAAGCCTTAAAAGGTCTACTTGACAACCATATCTTTAGCACGGAAAACGTAGTGGGACGGGCTGCCGCATGTCGGAAAGTGGGCCCAACCGAAGGAAGGAGTGATGGATCGCGCAGCGGTATTTCTGCATGTGGGTCTGTTGCTTTGGAGTGCGACCAACAAGATGACGGGTACGAGGACGACGACAGGCTACCGCTTGGCACGGAAAATTCAGCATCTGCCCGCGATCGTGCTGCCATCCATCAAGCAATTTACTCTGAGCTTGATCGATTAGCCAAGACTGAATTTATACCCAAGATGGCTTTCCCAATCCCCTCAGGAGAAGGAAAGACAACCTTATCACAATTATGCCCTAACTTATTTTCAGACCATGATGACTTGGAGGAATGGCAGGCTATTGCTAAACCTATGTTTGATGAAGCTATGGAAACCGGTGATTTCAGTAAATTAAACAACTATCATGCACAGACGTCACGTAAAGCCCCAAACCCTGTATTATTAACATGGGGTTACGACACTTATGACAATAGTAAATTCCTAACCATGCCTGCACTTTTAATCAAAAACGGTACAAATATCAGAGTAAATGAAGCCAACCGCGAGGGTCTACTCGGCAGCGACAATACCCTAATCTTCCCAGATTACCTGGAGCGGGATGCTTATATACTAGATTGTGTTCGTCAAACGATTGAGTCCCCGAACCAAAGGCGAGAACGTTGCACTAACATATCTGCCGCGTTCACCAACGTAAGCATCGCTTTGGCACAAGGGGTGGCTCCGAGCAACCAGATGTACCTGACCCTCAGTGAGGAACAACCTATAATTGATGCTGCCCTTGCCTCTGGTAGACTATCACCTGGCGACTATCGCTGGCTAATGCAAAATGCTTATGAAGGACAACTCCCCGACATTTGGTATAAGGTTGCAGATGAGAAAGATCCTCTACTAATAGAAGACAATCTGATCCTACAACAAGCCACTGATCAAAAAGTCCGCCCTAAGGGATTATATCACGGATTGCACTTATGGAATGACAAAACACTGCTCAAACCCACACGACCAAAAAGAAAGATTGAGTATTCAACTACCAGCCCAGGGTATATAGAACATATAGCTATGACTAAACATCTAGTTTTCTACGGACCGTTGGGCATGGCTACTTACCTCTTCGGTCGACCGCTGTCGCGATCCACGGGTGATCATGAGGTAGGACTTTACTACTCGGATTCAGGTAATGCCATACCAGCAGGTTCATACGTACTGCCTAGTTACTATGCAGCTTATCTATATTATAGGAACGCCGGTGTTCTACAGCGTGATGCTCGCAAGCTGGCGAAAAGATATAGTACTCGCGAGGAAGCGTATGGCCCCACCCTCAAGATAGGCCTTAGTCAGCATACAGACTACGAAGGCAAAACACGCTACCGCAAGGAAACACAAGGCGCTAGGAAAATGCGTAGACAGTTAGAACCATTGACTGCTGCTACGCGTGCGACCTTAGACACTTTAGACGACCACACCACCCCGCTACGTGCTCGCATGCATGAACGATTAGAATCCGACAGAGCCATAGACAGCACACGAATAATGATACACAGCCTGGACGATGCAAAACACGACCTAATTTACTCAAAAGTTAAGTTGCTTACTCTCCAAATCACCCAAGGCACCGAGGCCATTGATACAGGTTTAATTAAGATGTTGTGGCCGTATGATGATTCAGAATTGTACTCCCGCCAACGTATAAAGGAACAGCAAATCGCTGCCTTACTAACTATATATCTGGAAGAGTACGGTTTAACTTACCTACGCACCCTACTAATTGCAACAGGGGGTATAGGCATGCAGGCCTTTGCCGGGTTAATCCTCATGAGCCTGTCAAGCCGTAAGTCAGCGATGCTGATTTCTGCATTTACTATGCAAAATCTAACCTGCCATGGCCTACAATACTACGTCAAGGTAACCAAGGCAATACACAATATCGCGCGTAGGACTCAAAAACTACCTAAACTAATGCGAAATTGGACCGACTGCCTTGGTGTCCCTCTTGCAAACTGCAATTTTGAGACGACGGATCTGCTATATTACGGTAACTTAGCTGGAAGGATCCAAGATCCTTTAATCGGTATAGAAGAGAAATTCGTCGAAAAGCGCCAGCCAAACCCGCGCCCTCACAAACTAGTGCTTCCAAATGCAACTGACAGAACACAATGTGTGAATGCATGGGACAAGGCTGTAGATAGAGAAATGGCTTCGTTGCGACCAGGGATATCTGAAGTAATCGGGCGTAACAACACCCTAACTCCATCTGACTTCCATGCTAACTTTATTAGCATAGCCCCCAAAGGTAGCATCAACCAACTCAAGGATATGGCATTCACTTGGCTCGAGAATAAAAAGAATGTCAACAAAAGACTGTTGTTAGACTCACTTCCAACAGAATTCATGTACGAATGTCTCGATTTCTTGCCTGTGCTCAAAACTAATGCCCAGACAAAAACAGAAACTCAAGCCAAGCTGAGACAAATTCTACCTGGCACAGACGTTCATTGGTTAATTGAGTCAATGGTCATGTTCACGGTCGAGAAACAAATATATCGCAGCAACCCTGAATTTACGTTGGAAACTGACAATATGAAAGTTTTCAGTGATATTGAGGAACGTAGGGCACGTACGTTGGTAGGTAACATCACACTGGCCAGTGATTACGCCGACTTTAATTTCTTACACACCATTGAAGATATGCAGAAATGGTGGGGTATGATTCGTGAAGCTGCTCTACCGATGGCTGGAGATGGTGAATGGGGGGGAAAAAATTACGCTGGACACGTTGTGGAATGCTGCGACTGGCTCTCGGAAGCATTAGAGAACATGTATGTCCGAGAGGTCTCTGGTGATGGTAAATTCTACCGTGTCAAACGTGGTTTATGGTCAGGATGGAGAACAACCTCAGCTATCAACAACACCATGAACTTCGTCTACAACAGAGTGCTCAGACAAAGTGTTACCGACATATTAGGCCAGGACCCTGTTATGAAATACAGATTAAATGGTGACGATGGTGACTGCTTAGTTAACAGCGTCTGTTGTGCTTTGTTGTATTTAAGACACATGTCAATCTCCGAGTTAGATGCTCAGCCGGACAAGCAGCTAGTTAGTAATATGGCAAATGAGTATCTACGGATTTGGGGTGAACGTGGTCGTGTACAAGGTTCGTTAGCCAGAGCTACAAGTAGCTTTATCAGTTCGGATCTACAAACACCAGTTGTCGATCCAACTCCTGACTACGTACGTGGGACATCGGACGCTCTACATATGCTAGGCCGTCGAGGATTTGAACCACGTGTCCTTGAGAAATGTCGGGATGCCATACTACCTTCCTTATATGCCATGAAGACCCAATTACCCGATGGGACTGACTACATTGGCGCTCCTATACCTCTGGAACTCCTCTACACCCCTCAGAAAGAAGGAGGCTTCGGTTGTACAAGATACGCACAGATGTACTGTTACCATAGTCGTCGTGCTCAATCCTGGCCTATCGAGGAACCTGTTTGGGAACTCGACTCTGCGCCACACCATGGGGCAAAAAGAATGACTGAACTGCTGAGCCGGAAATTCCATGCTGCCGGGATTGATCTAAGTATCATAGCAAAGGTTACCGAACAGGCTATGAACATTGCTAACCATGGGGTTGACACTGAATCCAATCGTGCGCAGCAAAATTATCATAGATACAAGATCATCAAGCATTGTGACGATATGGGTATCGGTGGTTTCACAGATTGGTCATTGACTACGCCCACTGTATCTGACCTGCTGCGTGAAACAGTAGAAACTGCCATGGATACCTTCTTCTCCTATAGTCCTGAGCAGATGGCGAGCATCAGCTTTGTCCCTCTGGATGATGCGGTTGCCCGACAAACGAGCCGAGTTCTGGGATTAGCCAGTATCACACCAGGCATCCTCAAAGACCTAAGAAGTGCTGAGACAGGAGAAAGATTAGGGCTAAAAGAAATATGTCACGCCATGGGAACCACACTACCTAGCACAACAGCCTTGGACAGCTTGTATCCCGCACAGCTGATAGAACACGCTTTTATGAACAATCTACCTATGGAACGAAACGTTTCAGGAGTTTTGCCAAGTGAAGCGCAATGTGTTTATGACTTCGTCTTCGCCTGGGCATTAAGAACATGCTGGCGCCCGGACCTAAACATACCAATAATTGAACAGTACCGCAGTATTGAATCACAATTCAACACTGTATTCTGTCAACATTACAAAATCAAGTATGCACATATGTACATGCTTTAACCACTCATACGATAAGACCTAAGTGGAGGCCAAACAACTTTACAGTTGTTTGTAAG